TCGCAAACATCGAGGCTCGAGTATCAATCTTTTTATGGCGGAGCTGGTCGATACCAGAGTCTCATCCATCGCAGAGCAGTTCTCGAAAAATACTGGTAAAAGAGGAGCGCCAAAACGCAGCAAATCGAAAGTCGTGGAGGCTATTCTGGAGGCGTTCTCTGCATCTCATAAAGCAGGAAAGTTCGGGAGCAAAGATCTCGGCAAAGTTTACGAGATTGCAAAAAGCATCGTGGCGGATCTGCAGCAGGAGGAGATATATCTCGGATTGACAAAATCAGTTTTCGCCTCTGCTCTTCTCCAGTACTTATGCAAAACTCAAAAAATGAGCGACAAATTATTCCAAAACTTGTATAAAGACTAATAAAATGAGAGATATAACGAGCAAAATACTGATTTTTGTAGGGATGTTTTTATGCTTCCAATCTGGGAGGATCATTTTCGGGAAAGAAGAGGATAAAACGCCAATCCTTACGCCTGAGTCGGAGCTAGTAACTGTACAGCCTAAACAAATGTCGTTCGTGCCGCAGATAGGGCAAAGATTAACGAATACGGAGCAGTATATCAATAGATATAAATCTGTCGCCATCTCGGAGATGGAAAAATACGGAATACCTGCATCGATTACCATCGCTCAGGGGATACTGGAGTCGGCATCTGGGAATAGCGAATTATCTCGCAGATACAATAACCATTTCGGGATAAAATGCAGATCCAGCTCTCAAAAATGCGTTAACTATGCAGATGATAAACCGACCGACCAGTTCAGAGTATTTAAATCGGCGTGGTATAGTTACAGAGAGCATTCGATCCTCCTCTCCTCCTCTTCCAGATACAGCTCATTATTTAAGTTAAAAAGGACTGATTATAAGCGCTGGGCGAGAGGACTCCAGAGAGCAGGATACGCAACATCAAAAAAATATGCCAGCTCTCTGATTAAAATTATCGAGAGATATAATCTCCAAAAATTTGACAAATAAAAAAATAAATGTATTTTTGTGTCGTTCCTTTTATCCCAGAGTCGTGACTGAGCTAAAAGGAATATTAAAACACCTTGCAACAAAACCGCATCTTTTTGGAGTCACGACCTCCAATCTGTATGCGGTTTTTTTATTATATGAATCCTCTCAGAATGTTAACCAGCAGCAAATTTTTCGCAATCAATAAAATGATTTTACACGAGTTCGGACTGGAGGCTGCAGTCCTATTATCTGAGCTGGCGATGCTGCAGGATAATTTCGATAATTGGTTTTATCGGACTCAGGAATCGCTGCAGGAGGAGACTGCTCTCTCGCCAAAAGTACAGAAAAAAGCGGTCGAGATCCTGAAAAGTAAAGGTATTTTATTAACTAAAAAATTCGGGATGCCTGCAAAATTGCACTATAAAATCGATGCCGAGATCCTCTCTCAGTATCTCCCATCGGGAGAAACAAGTATCGCCGAAACTGCTAAACAAGTATCGCCAAAAGTGACAAACAAGAATAGCCGAAAAGGAGATTCGTTAATAAAGAATATAAATAATAAAGAATTTATAAAAGATATTATTTATAAATGTAATTTGAGTATTCAGATGGAGGAAAAAGTCGAGGCATATATCCAATATCGCAAAGAGATTAAAAAGCCGTTTAAGTCAGAAACCAGTATCGAGACAAAAATCAGAGATCTCGCCTCGCAGGTCGAAAAATATGGAGAGCTGGCAGTAATCGAGAGTATTGATACAGCAATCGCTAACGGATGGCAAGGAACGTTTTTAGATAAGAAATATTTAACCACAAATAAAAAATCGAATTATGAGCAATCTGGAAGTACTAAAAAACAGCAAGAAACAATCGGTTTTATCGCAAAGGCTACCGACTTTGAACTTTAGCCAGCTGTCAGTAAAAGAGGACAGAGCGAGAGTCGTCATCGAGGGATATCTCTCTCCCATCCGTGAGATTCCCAGAGAGCAGATCCCGAAAGCTGTCGGAGCGATGATCTCCATCTGCGCAACAATGTATTGCGGAATGCAGGCGGAGAGAATGCTGGCGGAGACTATTCAGGAGGCTGTCCGCTTTGTTTACAAAAACTATCCGCAGCTCGGCGTTAATGAGATTCGGGAGGCTTTCTCCCTCTCAGCCGCTAACGTCTTTCCTGCCGTAAATATGACAGCCTTTTTCGGTACATTTACTATATCGATGCTCGGGGATATTTTGACAGCTTACAATCAGTATCGCAATCCAATAATCGCCAAAGCATACGACCAGATCATAAAGCTGGAGCAGGAAAATAAACAAGAGACAGAGAGAGAAGAGAAAAACCGCATCGCTATATCTCAGATCCAGCAGGATATCGAAAAAGCAATCATCGCAGTACAATCTGGAGAGGCGGATCTCTGGGAGAGCTGGCACGATGTACCAGTACACTACGCAGAGATAGCAGTTCGGGAGCAATGGATAGAAGTATCGCCAGAGTTTAAAAAATCGATCTGGGAGGAGTCAAAAAAGTTAGCGCTCCGAGAGCTGTCAGAGATGGCTGCCGATCTCTCAAATTTTTCGCAGGCAAAGCAATCGAGATTAAAATTAACAGAGGCTATCGAGCGACAGACCGTTCCAGATGCAGCTCTCAGAATTTACTCGAAACTCCTTATTTTCAAATACGTAAAAATGCACGAATTATGAGCTGGATAATATTTTGCATCTGGGCGCTTACGGCAGATCCAGAGAGATCTCAGGAGGAGTATATCCGCAGCAATCTCCTCGCCGCCAAAATAGGACAATTATTTTACGGCGTTCCTCCATCCATCCAATTTTCGCAGGCAATAACAGAGAGCGGAGGAGGAAAAAGCTATATCGCTCGTAACTCAAATAATCATTTCGGAATTAAATACTATCCTGCAGCATTCGCAGGCGATTATTTTACGGATCGAGTAGGATGCAGATGGAGATCCTATCGCAATGCTTTTATCGGATATCTGGATCACGCTCGTTTTATCTGGCAGCATTATCGCAGCCTCTGCTGGAAAGATTATCGCCAATTCGCAGCAGCAGGAGGATACGGATCTGGAGGATACTGGCATAAAATAGTACGATTCGCAGCAGCAAAAAAATTATACCGATATGATAGATTATAATAAATATTTGAAAGAGGGAAAGGCGACCGAGTTAAACTTTGCCGCCTCTCTTTCCAATCATCTCGGGATCGCTCTGGATCGCATAAAATTTGCCTCCAGTACAGAGGATCGGCTCGAGCATTGGGATATATCGTATCTCGGGATAAAAGTCGATGTAAAAGGACAGAGAAAACTGTATCGACAAGACTCAGCACCGACTCCCGATTTTCATTGGATAGAATTCCGTAACGTCAACGGAGAGACTGGATCTCTCTACGGAGCTGCAGATCTATTCGCTTTTGAGCTGGATCTCTCGTATCTTTGCATCCAGCGACAGATCCTCCAAAAATTCATCGAGGACAGATGCAAAGAAAAAAAACAGATGCAAAATAGAGAGCCGTACACAATCTATCGGAGAGATGGCAGAAAAGACATATTAACGCTGGCGAGATCTCTGGATCTGGCGCAGATTTCTGATTTTATAGTAAAAAAAATATGAAACAATACATCGGAGTCGATCCTGCTTATCGCAAAGATGGATTTTACGTCTGCATCATTCTCGAGGATGCCGTAACATTCAAAAAAATAATTGATATTATCGATTACGTAAAGTTTATCGACTCAGTTCTGGACTCTGGCATCGAGGCAGTAATAGCCATCGAAAACAGCAACGAGACAAATCACACGTTTATCGCTCCCAGTATCAGAAAACCAGCCGCCAGAGAGAAGATCTCCAGAGACGTAGGGAAAAACCAAGCCATCTCGCAGATGGCATTCGATTACGCTCTGTATAAGTTAAAAAATAATGTTTACTCTCTCTCTCCTGCAGATAAAGGCATAAAATTATCACATAAGTACATTGAGGCGATGTTCCTGCAGTATAACCAGATCGTTACGAACTACAAAGGTAACGAGGGAGAGCAGGATAAGCGAGATGCGTATAAACTCGCTATGCAGGCAAAAAACCGAGCTAAATGCAGCAGCACGACAGTCGTATCTGGAGGCATAACTGCAGAGCAATATCGAGAGCTAATAAACAGCAGAAACAACAAGAGCAAAAAAAAATAATCGAGCATTGAAAAATAAATCGATAAAAGTTTTTTATTTCTATTTATTGTTATAATTTTGTGTAACAATTTATTCAATAACCACAATAACCACGAAATTATGAATCTCGAAATCTTAATCGGTAAAGCAGCAGCTCAGAAAATTGCTCAATCTGGGATCAATCCTCTGCAGGCATCAGAGCAGGATATTAAATATATCGCAGGTAAAGCAGCAGCTCAGAAAATTACAGCAGCTAAATCGCTTATTTTAGCAGAAAATACATCGGAAAAGATCAACTCGATCGATAAAGCATATCAGCTCGTTAAAGATATGTACCAGCTGGATCACGAGCAGTTCGTAGTCTTAGCATTAAACAGAGCTAACAAAGTAATCGACAAAATACTGATATCTTCAGGAGGAACTTCTGCGACTGTTGTAGATATGAAGATCCTTTTTAAGCGTTTGCTCATCGCTGGAGCTTGCTCTTTTATCGCTGCTCATAATCACCCGAGCGGTAATTTGCAGCCATCTGCAGCAGATATCGAACTAACGAAAAAGATGGTCGAATGCGGAAAGATCCTCGAATTAACTCTTCTGGATCACATTATAGTCGCAGGCTTAAATTACTACAGCTTTGCAGAACACGGATATATTTAACCAATCATCGCAGGAGGGAGGATCTCTCTCTCCTGCTTTTTTTTAACCACAATATTATAAAATTATGAACACGAACGGTTTTAAACAAATTTGCGAAGTCTATAGGAGAGCAGTAATAAACGACCACGTAGACAACGAAACGGCTTTAGTTATGTTTAATATTGCCAATTTTGAGGACAAATATCGAACGAATAATATCTTTGAAAAGCTCGGCGAATTTCTTGTAAATAATGCCGAGATGCTGGAGAAAAAATTCGAGAAAGATTACAGCTACGGAACTGCTTCAATGATACCAAACGTATCGAAATTTATCTGGTCGGAATTCCAAAAGTATAATCGGGATGATACCAACGATTAAAAAGTATCTGTATCGATACACCAATCATCGAGAGATAATCTCAACAGAGCTCGTATCGGATGGATGGATCAGCGTAACAGTAAAGACAATAAAAGGAGAGGAGGAAATCGTTTTTTTTCGCATCTCTCCTGCAGACAAAAAAACAAAGATAGAATACGGAATATCGCAGAACGGATCTATTATTATTTGCAGCTCTAAATTATTTTAACCACAAAATCGCATCATTATGTCAGAATTATTAAAAGGATACATCACGCCATCGAGCTACTCGAAAATAATGGCAGTAAGAGGACTCGGGAAAGTCGCCCAAGACTACGCAGACGAGATCGTACTGGATCTTATTGGAGTCCAGCGCTTACGTTTTACAGCTCCAGCGACTAACTGGGGGATTGAAAAGGAGCAGGAGGCGATCGACAGATACTCCCTCCTTACTTTGCAGACAGTACAAAAAGTTGAGGGAGCGCTATTCCATCCAGAGATCGAGTATATAAAAGGAACGCCAGACGGATTAATCGCAGAAAATAACGGAATGATCGAGATTAAATGTCCGTTTAACCCGATCAATCACTTATCAAATATAAGGAGCTGCCAGTCCGAGATCTGGGAGCTGCCGAAAGGAGCATATCTCGAAGAGTATTGGTACCAAGTACAAGGCTATTTATGGATAACTGGACGAGACTGGTGCGACTTTATCTCCTACGACCCGAGATTCGCTCCTGACGACCAGATTGTCATCCAGAGAGTATATCCCAACAAAAAAGATATTGATGCGCTCAGAGAACGAACTGCCGAGTTTTGGGCTATAGTTTTGGATCGACTTCCATCAAAATATAAAACAGTTTAAACATAAAAACGATGAAAAGCATTAAAACGACAATTAAAAATGCCTTAGCTAAAAAGCTGTTAAAAATAGGTGACGAATTTATTATAAGAGGAAAAATAACTTCGATTGATGACGAAGATAATACAGTTAGGATAATGTTTTCAGAGAATTGTGCGAATTGGGTTAATCAAAATGTAAAAATCGTAATAACTAAACCAAAACCAGTTCCGATTGATTTTACCGCTGAGGGCCGTATATTGCAATTTGAGGATATTATTATAAGGACTGCAGGACTACAAAGAGATATTGATAATTTTAGCGGTTATGCTCTCTGTCATCCTACACACGGCAAAGGATATACAACGAATTGCTGGGATACTCGTTTAAATTGGCAAGATATAACAGAATTATACAGTCAATTATAAAATCCATTTTTTAAAGATATTTAATAATAAAGCCTCTCAGATCTGGGAGGCTTTTTTTATTGTTATTTTTCCAGCATTCCGATAACTTTTTCGGTGAGCTTATTACTATTCTGTAAAGCATTTTTACAGTCCGACATCATCTCGAGAATGGCTTTTCGATCCTCTGCGAGATATTGGTTTAATGTCGTCTCGAGCTCTTTTATTCTTTCCTCGTTCCTTTTATGGAGTCCGAAAAAATGCTTTCCGAGAAAAATGATAACGGCAATCATTAACAGCGCAAATATACCTAATACACCGAAATCCGATAACGACATAGCTCTTTCGATTATTTGTGTATCCTGCAATAATAGAGATCTCATTTTTTCAATTTTTTTGTTTAGTTATAAAAATTATTCAGATGCCAGATAATCAGCGATCATCTGTATATATTTTGCTTTGCGTTCTTCCGTGAAAATAGTATCCGTTTGAACTGTAGCCAGCTCTTCGCTGCATAGCGCAAGACTTCCAAGTTCGCACAATTCCCACGCATCCCGCATTTTCGAAAGTAACTGTTTCGCCTGCGCTTTTGTTGGTGCGTACGGAGCATTATCCAATACAAATGTTTGTTGTAAAGTTCCTCCGAAAGTTTGGCGGCCTTGTAGTATTTGAGTTGCAGTCTTAGTCCTAATTTGATCCTGTGGCCCCGCTATAGATACAGTAGCTAAAGCGCCAAAATTATCATAAGCCCAAGTTTTAGCAGCTGCTAAACTTTCAAAGTTGCGAGGCTGTTCCCAATTACCGAGTTTAATTAAGTATGTTGTCATATTTATTATGCTTTAATTCTGCTTTGAACAAAAAATGCTGCTGATGGTGAGCTATAAAAGTTATTTGTTGGTGCCGTTGCTGTTGCAGGTGTTGGCGTTGCATAAACGTGCGGAGTGATATATTTTTGCAGCAATGGAGTTACACTTGCACCACCTTCGCGACCTAAGAATGCGAATTGATTACTACTCTTAGGTGTTGTCCAAAGGTTAAAGGCTGCATTTGATTGGATAGCCCAAAAGTAAATCCCCGCCTCTAATGTTTGTTCTGCAAATGTGATAATTTGAACGCCAGGAACAGTCGCAGTATTAAAAGTAACCTCAACTATCTTTGCATTAGGCTCACCGTCTAAACCTGCAGAATACAGCGTAAATGACGCCTGACCTGCAGGTGCGTTATTAGTTGCGAATTTAATCGCATCTATTGTAACAGGTGCCAATACTTCGAAATCTTGATAAATCATCAACGCGGTATTAAATGCCACGTAAGCAATACCGAGTGTAGTTGTTTCAAAGAAAGTATTATAAGTGCCTTTTGCGTATAGGTTAGTCGTATTAACGCCCGCGGCTAACTCGTCGATGGCCGCCTGAACATCAGTAGCCGCCAATCCTGAAACTGCATTATCGTAGGTTACGTCGACAGCATCGACTCCAGTTACGTCAAAAAAAAAATTATCGTTAAGGAAAACGACAAGATCCTCAACAGTCGTACCCCACGAAACGATTCCAGTTCCCTCGATTATAGTAGTTAAGCCATCAATAAAAATCGAGGCGCTTTGCCCTTGCGTTTGCTGAACAATAAGTTCGTCCGTATTTTCAATTTTTAATGTCGCATATTTCGATAGCGTTTGCGGAGTTAATGTAACGCCAGTCGTAGTATATAAAATTATCCCGCCGTTTGTCTTTTTGATTATTGTCTGCATAGTTTTAATAATTTATTTTTAAATAATTACCATATTCATATCGACGATAGTCATATTACCGCCAGTCGAGTCGTTGCCGATATATGCCTCGATAAAATCTCCAGTATTTACGGCCGCAAGTAATTGAGTCATTGCACCCTCAGCACGTCCAGATCCGTTTGTCGTTGTTCTGATCCTGCTCGAGACGAAATATACGCCGTTTTTGGCAATATAAACGCTTATTTGCTGGTTATTTCCTGCTTCGATAGTAAATGTACACGTAATAGAAACAAATCGCTCAAATGCGCCAATATAAGTCGCTCGATTATTTGTATTAGTAAATTTCGAAGTAAATGATGACGATGTCGTCGTTCCTAATACTTTTACTGGAGTCGCTAATCCTGCGCTAATCAGACCGCTGCCAATAGTAGCGACTGCGTTTCCAGTCATATAGTACTGCGATACTGCAGAACTGTTCGCAATGCCTTTATTATTTAAAAATAAAGCACGATTATCGGTATGATCAATACCGCCGAGATATGTTCCTGCTCCAGAAAAATTAACTGAGTCTAATATATAGCCATCCGCAGGAATAACCGCAGAAACATCTACGTCGATCGCAGTCGTTACTCCTGCAGCAATAAAAGACGAATATATTATTCTTATCCTACGTGTAACCTGAGATGCTGGAGTTATAGTAATAATATTAGAGGCTGATCCATCGCCCTGAAATAATGAATTATCGATCGCTATTGTCCCGAAAACTCCATCGAAAACAAGTCCAACGGAATTAATAAAAGCGCCTTTCGTAAAAACGAAATTTGCAGAACTGTAAACAATACCAACATTCGGAATATTTACGAAATTAACTCCAGTCCAATCCAGAGCAACGCCTACGCCAGTAACAACAAAAGCGGTATCTACATCAGCAAACGACACGAACTGCATTGCGAGAGTAAATGTACTATATAGTAACGGAATATTACCGAGTCCAGTACTCGTAATCACACTCGTCTCAGAGCTTCCTCCTATTATTGTCGTAATGCCTAACGTCTCCAATCGAGATCCATCGAGATCCAATATACCAGAGTCAGGAGCGATAACGTAGGTTTTATCTGCAGGTAGATATATTACACCATTCGGAGCGAAATACGTAGAGTCTACGACTGGAGATGGCAGCTCTGCCAGAGTCCGAACGAATATCCAGTTACCAGTATCGAGCGCCCCTCCTCCAGTTACGTCAAAAAAAAAATTATCGTTAAGGAAAACGATCAAATCTGCAGCCGTACCAATAAACGCAACCGCACCAGCTGGCTCGATTACAGTTTCAAGATTATCGAGAAAAATCGATACGCTTTGCCCTTGCGTTTGTTGTATAATTATCTCGCCAGAATCTACTATTTTTAGCGTAGCATATTTCGAAACAGTCTGCGGATCTCCTGCCGTTTCAAGGATAATGCCGCCGTTTGTCTTTTTGATTATTGTCTGCATACCGATAGATTTTATCTATAACACATCAACAAAGTATTGAAAAATTCATTTTGAAAATCGAAAAACCGTTCTCAGCCGCTTACACGAATTATTGATATTCTGTATCCGAGAGCTTTTTTCTGATCGTTTATATCAAAAACGAAACGCTACAACGTAGGTTTTATCTTGTATACTAAATATTAAAATTTACCGATTTTAGTAAAAAATGATGTTTGTTGACGAATTTTTGCCAGCTGCGCACGTTTTGCAAGTTTTACCAGTCCTATCGTAATAACCGCAGTCACACGCATCGCAATCGTCATCGCACGGACAATGGCAAGAGTCGAAAAGAGGTAAAGCCGTTTTATTTTTGCAGAGATAGATCTCCAGTAACGGCTTCAAATTATCGATTTTTTGCATCATATTATCCTGCAGAAAACGAACGCCAGATATTCCTTGATTCTGGGCGAACTCGCTATCATTCTGGTAAATTCCTTTCGATGATACCTGAACAGCCAAAAAAGGCAGAACTTCGTAAAATATACAATAGGCAGTATAACGCATTAAATAAGACGTCCAGAGAGATTCGTAAGCAGGATCATTCGGGAATTTTAACACAATAGCACCGACTGACGGATTATAATTGCTCTCGGCAGCGTTCTGCTTCAATACGAGATCATCATAGAGATCGACTCCCAAAACTGGCAGCAGGAAACGCTCCTCCGCTGATAAGATATGCGGAGCAATAACGTTAACGTCAAATCTCGCAGTCGTTGGAGCTGGTCGATAAACTCCAGTATTTACGACCTCCGCTGGCTTAATTAATGTCGTCATTTGTTTCGGTTTTTCCTTCTGGTTTTTCTTCTATAGGCTGCCATCCAAGTTCGGCTCGCATCTCGTTTATTGTTAATACTTTGTCGACTGGTATATCTCCAGCGAATGAAACTGGCATCGGTTTCGCAATATCCAGAGCAATATTCGACCAATCGTGCCCGAGATAAATTCCTGCATCCTGAATAATCGGATTAAGGAATTTCGAGAGAAAAAGTCTCTGCATCGGGCGTATAACGGTATTATAAACAATATCGAATTCGCTGCGTATCTGCTGATTACTGCCGAGCGATCCTGCTGTCCTGAGTCCAGTTAAGGAAACGCTCCATCGGTGAGCTGCGATAATATTCTGCTGCGCTAAGTTCTGCAGATCCATAAACTCGCCCTCCGATTTATTGTCGAGGATCTGCACATCGCTTTTATACGTTGGATCTCTCAGCGCTTGGATAAACATCTTCGAATTATTGCCAGTCCCAGTAAAACAATCTTTCATCGCCTGAACGACTTTTCGTGCCTCCTCTCCATTGGCAGATCCGAACAGAGAGATTATCGCAGATGGCGTAAATCCGTTCTCGAACTTGCTTTGGTTATATTTCGGGATTCGATACTCCAGCTCCGCCCAGATTTTTGCCGATACCCAGTCAGGAATCCCCCAATAAACCAGAGTCGGCTCGTAATTTTTGAGATGGATTATAGATTTTTCGACTCCGTTGATCTTCTCAAATTTCGGGAATATAGGCAAATCGACAACGTTTGCAGGCATTACTTCGTAACTCTCCTCGAATTCGCTGGAAACGCCTATATGCGTAGGATACATCTCGTTCGCAGCTGCTTTTCTTGGCCTGCACCAAGTAATCGGCAGAGGGCGAACATAGTATTTTTTCGTCTGCCCTACCTTAATGCGCTGCAGCTCGACAAATGCGTTACCAAAACTCGAGAAATCTTTCCCAACTTTAAGAGCGACCTCCTCGATATTTTCTCCCTCTGGAGTAACGACAGACAGCCATTCGTTAAGCGATTGCAGCTGCTCCTCTGTAATATCTGCCGCATCCTTTTTAATAGCTTTGGAGCTGGAGACAATACTCATCGAACTGTTCGGAACTGCGTAGAAACCATCTCCGACGAAATAATTTACTTTTTGCTGGATGATGCCAGAGGTCGTCGGACTATTATTACAAATCGCTTGAATCCGATCCAATCTACAGAGATCGTAAGTCGAAAAAGGGATATAACTCCAAATAGTATTGTCGAGCATCTCTTTCGATGGCTCTCGAAAAATGTCATCCAGTTTAAACGGAGGGAGTCCGAGATTAATCGAGCCCCACGCATAAACATCGTTTTGCTCATTCTTTGGCTTATTCTGCGGCGTTCTCCTGCTCATCAATATGTATATTAGTTTCGTTCACAAAATTGTCGACTGGCTTGTTTTTTGGCTTTTTGCCAACGAACTCGATGCCTTTATGTCCGAGATGGAATAAATGATCGAGCTGATCCTGAGTCGCATCATTCAAAAGTACGTTAAATTTCGCACAAGTTACACGACAGCCGCTGAATTTTTCTGATACTTTGTACATAATTTGAGTTTTTAATATTTACAAAAAAAGGAGGGATCGCTCCCTCCCTTTATGAAATTTGAATTTACAGAGTTTTGTTATACTGGGATAACGACAGCAGTATCCAACGGCAAAGCCTGAACAGTTCCACGAGCCGTTAACGTGAGCGATGTCTGATTCTGGTCGTTAATAGCTGTACCAGTTACAGTTTCGAAATTGGTAAGCTGTGCCGCATAAGCGATTCCGAGACTCGTAAGATCTTTTGGAGTTCCCCAGATCCAGCGTGTGCCGTTATTCTCTTCGTGGATAACGACAAATCCGCAGCAACACGCTTGCAGATCAGCGATCGCATCTCTGGTATCCTGAGAATGGCACGGAAAAATCGCCTGCATTACCTGAGTAATAACAGTATTACAATTCGAACGCTCGCCAGTCTCCGTGAAATTTGCAGTTTCCTCATAAGGAACAAATTCGTAAAACTTTGTTACGCCATCCATTGTAATCGCAGTTACCTCTCCAGAGGTAATCGTTAACGTAGCGACATCCTCTTTGGATGCCAGCCAAAACCTCGCAACGCCTCCAGCGCAGCTATTGGCGCAGCTTATTGATAAACCAGTCGTAAGACAGCTCATAATATTTATTTTGAATTTTTGTTTTTAAAATGCAGGAGAGAGATCTCCCTCCTGCTATATCGTCACGCTCGGAATTCTAATAAGCGACAGTAAGGAAATCGCTGTGCTTATAATTAAAGCCGAGATAAAATTTACTTTTCACTTTCAGTTTCTCCTCTTCCTCGTCGTGCCATACGATCGCTTGATTAGTAGGATTCGCAATATCTGTACCGAGTACGAGATTCGTTCTCTCTGTGTATAATACCAGATTCGCATCTGCAGGAATACCGAGATAAGCGGCAGCATATTGCGCCCAGTCGTACATCGGCTTAACTTCAATTCCGTTGAACGTCAAACGCTGTGCGCCATTAGTCAGCAGAGTTAAATGCGCAGCAGAGGATACGCCGTTATTTTGCAGATCCTGCAGGTATTGGCGATAAACGTTAGCCGATACGAGCATAACTTTTTGCGCTTCTGGAACTGCAGACAGTACGTTCGAGGCATTCTCCCATACAGCAGTTAGCAAATCGATACCATCGCCAGCTCCCAGAGGCGTACCGCTATTGGAATTGATGTAAGGGATCAGATTCGCAGCTACGAGCTGAGGCAGATAAACGCTCCACATTCCGTCCGTCATATTTACCGCATCATCTGTACTTGCTTTGTTGCCGAAAAATGCTGCTTTAAGCATCTGCTTACGCAGACTCTGCACCATTCTCGTCATAAGGATATTTGCGAAAACAGTTCCCTCGAGATTCGAGGACTGGCTGCCAGCTTTGAGCTTTTGCTTATAAACTGTGCCGACGAATTCGTCATAACAGAGTTCGAGATTTACTTTAATCTCATCGGTATCGATGCAGCGCTCAAAAAGCGATAGATTGCCTTTCGGAGTCCATCCGCAGCCGTTTGCGATCTGCATAATATCCTCCATCGCTCCAACGTATCCGATATTTTGCTTTTTGTTAACCATTAGCATCGTGTCGAAGATCTCATCGATCTCGGCATCAAAAAAAATCGGTTTAAAAAGCATCTCCTGCGCCTGAGTACCGACCAAGCCGATACGAAATTGTCCAGATTCAACCTTTGCCATTATATTATAATTTTTATTTTTTGAATGAATTATTTTAAGATGGAGAGGATTACGCTAACGTGTAAGTAATCTCGATCGCCTGAGTCGTTCCATCGGTATAGGTAAAAATTACATCGCCAGAATACGCTCCCGCTGCGCCAGATGTATCCAACTCCGCCTCGATTTTTCTGATGTTTGTCGGGAATAAAGTATTCAATCCGAGCATCGTAGTATCGATATTAGCACCGATAAGATCGCCGTTTACAGTAAGAGTATCAATACGCAAAGCGTTTACGCCGACATTTTTTACAAAAAATTCGAACGTCTCAAATGTTCCTCCAGCAGCGAACGCACCTGCGGCAATTGTTTCGAGATTGTAAGTTCCTCCAACTGTAGCCGATGCCCTTAATACACCGATTCCAATTGTTCTCGTATCAATAATAATACCGAGAGCAGGATCATAATCGAAATTGAATTTTTTAGAGCAGGCACAGCCAAAAATACCGCCCTCTCCAATTTGTACTGTAATCGTCGCAGTCCATACCTGAGAGCTATCCAGAGCAGATGTATCGAGCGCCCCATCGCCAGCCTCTGTTGCGAAATTACCTTTACCATCAGTAAGCTGCGTATTTAATACAATTGTATCCGCATACGTTGAGGTAGGAGCTGAGAACGTAATCGAAGTCGTCCCTCCAGATGTAACAATTTCGACAACGAGCTCAATGTCGCAGTCGCCGCATTCTTCGATTCTCAATATCTCAGCGTTTGCTGCGTTTGCCAGAGGATTAGTACGACCGAAAAATGCATCTTCGCTATTACCCTCCTCAAAAAAATTATCTAATTCGAAAGCCATCGTATTAAATTTTGAATGTTTTATAATTATTTGATAAGATTACTCCAGATCTATTTTTGATATAGGGAGTTAATAAACGCCGATGCCTGAGTAATCTGCTCCTGCGTAAAACCGCTCTCGATTTTTTGCTCTGCTTTTGGCTCGGACTTGTAATTTATTTTTGCTTTGATTTCAGCCTCGACAGACTCGAGCTCCTGCTGTTTACTCTCGATCTTTTTCTGGAGATCTGCCAGCTTCGCCTCCAGTTCAGCCTCTTTCGAATCTGTTTTTGCCTCTGCTTTTTCTTCGACTTTTTTCTCATCTTCGATCTTTTTCTCCTCTGCCGCTGGAGCTGCTTCTTTTTCGGAGGCGCTATCCTCTTTAAATTCAGCACTCATACCGAACAGAGCAGCGATCTGCTGGAGTATCGTCTTTTTTTCTGCTGCCATTGTTACAATTGTTTTTGGAAAGTTTTTAAAATTTTTAGCCTCTGCCCTAATCTTGGCGAATGTTTCCTCGTAGATATCCTCGTACTGCTTTTCCTCCTCGATTACTCCATCAATCAGACCGATCTCTGTAGCTTCCTCTGGAGTCAACCACGTCTCGACCTCCATCATTTTTTTAACTTTGGAGAGAGTTTTGGATCTGTCGCCATCGACGAGCTTTCCTTTGCTTTCAATCTGCGTAGTATATATCTCAGCCATCTGTTCGTCGATCTTTTTCAACAGCTCGACAGATCTCTCCAGCTCGACAGCGTTTCCCTCAGCACCGCCCCAGCTATTATGCAGCATAAAAAATGAATTTTTAACCATCTTTTTTTCCTTAGCTGCCAGCAGGATGATCGTCGCAGCAGATGCCACAATGCCGATACCTTTGCCGATTGTCTTTCCTGCGTACTGGGAGATTATTCCAGCGATGGACAATCCCTCGAATACAGATCCTCCAGAGCTGGAGACGTTAATAATAACGTCCTGACCGCCAGCATTCGCCAAAGCAGTTTTAACGCTATCCTTTGTCTCGGAGTCTCTTGCTCCTATAGTTCCGAAGATATTTAATTCAATCGCCATTATTAGTTCGTTTTATCGATATTCTACAAATATATGCCGCCTCTCCCTCAGATTTTTACGATTATTTAAAAAATATGTAAAAAATATCTCGATAAAGTTTTTTTATTCGGATTATTGTTATAAATTTGTGTAACAATTAACCAAATAACCACAATATAACATTATGACAAAGCAGGATTTTAAAGAGATGCTATATCTCGCAAAGATGGAGATGGCGCAGGAGATTGCAGCAAATAAAAAAAAGCAGCTGGAGCGATTACATTTTTTGACATCTGCCAGAACTTACAAAATTTCTATCGTTTGGTCGGACTCTCATCCAGTTTACGGCAGATCCAGAGAGACAAAATACTCCAGTTTCGAGATGGATGGATACGAGAACGCTTTTAATGTTTTTCTGGAATATAAAGAGAGCGCCAGATCTATGAAAATTGAAAAAATCCGCATTTATATGCTGGATGCAGATGGAACAAAAAATCTAATTAAAGGGATCAATTTTATATAATAACCACAAAAATCGCAATATTATGAATGTTTGGAAAATTAGAGAGACTATCGCAGAAAGCGGTAAAATGACAATTAAGGACGTTGTTTCGTACTTTAAAAATCGCTATCCAGATGCAGATCTTGCCATCGTAAAAGCAGAGGCTAAAGAGATGATCGCCGAAATGAAAAAATATCGTTAATCTTTCAATCTTATTTTTATGCAAAAAGTATATAAAGCAAAGTTCGAATTCGCAGGATCTGCCATCGCCATTCGAGCGCATTTTTATGCAGGCAGAGCAGAAACTCGCTACGAACCAGAGGAGGAGTCCGAACTCGAGCTGATTGAGATAAGGATAGACTCGAAAGACGTTAGCCAGCTGGAGGATGCAGAGATCTGCGAGCTGCTGGATATTGACGACTACGAGGATTTTATCTCCAGATGCGGAGACGAGATCTATAGCCAAAACGAGGAGCATATTACAAAGCTGCGAGATAATAATAGCCAGCTTTGGAGATGATTTAAGCAGGAGCAGGAGCGCATCCTGCTTTTTTTTTGCTTTTTCTGAAAATAAATCGCACAAAAGTTTTTTTATATGGATATTTGTTATAAATTTGTGTAACAATTAAGATTATTCAACCACAAAAACCGATATCATTATGAAAGTTTACACAATTATTTTATCAGAGGATGGACTCTTCGGCAGATGCGCAACAAACATTAAAGCACTCGACAAAATTATTGCATTATGTCAATACTCGCCGATCTCTATTGAATATAATAACGGCGAAAAATGGTGCGAGATAAATTACTCCTATGCAAATTTAAATAAAGCGCTAAAATGTAGACCTGAGTTATACGGCAGCTGTTATATAAACTGTAAATCTGGGAAAATAACTGTCGAGGAGTTAATGGTCGTATCAAAATAAATAAGGAATCGCAGGAGGGAGGATCTCTCTCTCCTGCAATCAATAACCACAAAAAAAACTGATATCATTATGAGTTATCCAAACCAAGCAAAATTCGAATACCACCTAACCGATAGCGTTGGCTCTCGCTGGGTCGTTTACCACAATTCGCCAGCGGAGGCTATCGCTGCTAAAATGAGCTATTTCTACGACAGCCGCTGGATCGTAAAATGCGTTCAGGCTGGAGTTAATAACAATCCTATTTATACAGCTCTACAGCACAAATAAGATCTAAGGAGAGGGAGATCTGATCTCCCTCTCTATTTTATAACCACAAAATTTATAACAATGGCAAAACTAAAAGCAACGGAGTCGGATCTCCTTTTCGGTTACTGCGATGTAGCGATGGAGCGGCATTTTTACCAAGACAGATTCGTTAAAATACTGGAGTATACGCATCCTCAGTCAGCTCTACCCAGAGCGAGAGTCTTGTACGAGGGAGATGGATTTTCTCACGAGTTTTATATTCCACGAGTAAACATTACTCGCCCTATACCAGTAAAAAGCTCGATTAAGTTCTGGTACGATGGTTTCAATATTACCGCCAGAGCGACATTTTATAAGCATCCAGATATCCAGTTCGTAGGAGATAAAACTCCTTTTATCATCGAGGCAATTAACGCAAACGGTTTCGATCTTCTGGATCTGGACGAGCTGGCGGAGTTTATGTCTCTGGATCTTGACAGAGTAACCGCCAAAATGCAAAACGTATTTTTGCAGTACGCCGATGATCTCCCTTTTTAATATTAATTTTCAACCACAAAAAACCGCTTTTATGAGACTTTTATCATTATGGATTATATTATCCATCTCTTTTACTGAATTGTCCGCACAATCGCCAAAGAATAACGAATCCGACTCGATTGTTTATTGTATTCAGGTATTAAGTACACGTAATCCGCATCTCTTGCGCCCTGAGATGGTCGCTGCGTTTGACGATCCAGCGATGGTCGATTATTCCGATGGATGGTTTCGCATCGTCTTTTTATATGCTAATCTGGAGGAGGCGCAGATCCATCTCCAGAGCTGGCAGCGACAGCACAAAAACGCATTTATAGCAACGAGATCCAGATCGCAGGCTAAAAAAATGTATCCTCTGTATACTTACGACTAAAAATTAATCTGTAGTTTATGAGGCGAAAAACGGATTATTAATTCAGTCTAACAAGGATTGAGAAAATATTAATTAATAGATCTAAGAGCTGTTCGATCCAGCTCCCGATTATATTTAAAATGCGCTACGGAGGAGATCTCTGCAGCGCATTTTTTGACTTACACTAAGTGTAATTTAAAATACAATATTTAAGATTTTTTATGCGCTAAAACATACAATTTTAATTAAATATTATGCGTAGCTAAAAATCGATTCGATTAGGATGGAAATATGCGTAATGATTGCTTAATATATTGTAAATACCAGTCGGCTCGAGAGGCAATATCTTCGCCATCGCATTAACCGCTCTGTCCTTTTTCTCATACCTCTCCAGATATTCTGGATACAGTTTAATAACGACATACCGATTTATTATACTCTGTCTTACTATATTGAATTTAACAAAGTATTTAACGATATTGGCGATCTCTGGTATATTGCCGAGACTTGTCTCCAGATCCTGACTAACATAAGCGCAAAAAAGTCTATGCGAGTTTTTACGTCGATCTCTGCTCAAATTTTCTACCATTCGCTTACGATATTTTTGAAATAAAAAATTACTTTACCTTTGCAGGATGGACAGCTCAGATCTTTGCGCATCCTTTTTTCTGCGTTCTCTCCTCTCGATAGTATCTTTACATATCGATAGTAAAAGTAAAAAAGTCGCTCGAGATCTTTATACGCTGGTAGGATCTGCATATTCGAGATGATTGCTTTTATCTCTTCTCGATACTCCTCTGGAACTTCTCTAACGTACATAATTATTTGAATTTAAAATGATGCTGTCGCTTTAATTTCTTTCCGTTCTGTTCTGCCTTTTTGAACATCGTCGTCCGTGCTGGCAGTATAAACGACCTGAATTTTATCGATTCGATTACTTGTCTCCTGCAGGAGCTGCTCCATCAATAGGAGGCGATTTTTCCCCTCAGTCGCCTCGCTAAGTCTTTCAGAGACAAAAGCCGATGGCGCACCGACGACTCCTCCAGTCGCAAAATTAGGAATTCGGGCAGCTTTTAAAGTATTATATCCGATCCTGCTCTGCTGCTCTTTGTTCAAAACTACCTCGCCAGTCTTTAACGTTGCCAGTACGTTATCGCCATTCGAGAGCGGCTTAATATTCCCAGCGCTGGAGACTTTTCCTCCTCCTGCGAACTGGACTATATCTCCAGACAATTGTCCGACAACGCCTCCACGAGCTAACGGCTGCGCTGCGATGATGGCTGTCTGCGCCAGACCTACAGCGCCAGCGACAACAGCTCCAGCAGGATTCGGCGGAATCGCTGTCAATGCTGCACCAATAGCGAGAGCTGTGTTAATAATACTTTGTATTATCGCAAACGCTTTTTGTCGCTTTGCTTCACGTTTGGCGATTGCCTCTTTCGCTTTTTCCAGCTCCTCCTGAGCCGCTATTTCGGATCTCAGCCTCTCCTCGTAGAATCTCCTACGTAGACCAGTACTATTATCGATCTCCTCCTGCAGCGCCTCCTGACGTTGCTCGCTCCTTTCAATATCTCTATCGAGCTGCTCCTGCTGTCTTTCATTCATAGCAGATAAAAACTCGTCGAGGAGGTCGATCCCTTGTTTAAAATAACCTGCAATTTTATTAACAGTTTCGAGATTCGCTTTTAATCTCTCTGCTGTGTTTTTCTTTACGTTGTCCGTTTGCTGTCTTTCCAGCTCCGCAATATCGGTATTTAATTTTTGCCTCGCAAGTAATATCGCATCGTACTCCTCCTGAGTAACGTCTGCACGTTTCTGTCCGTTCTCATCCAGCAGCTGCGCCTCTGCATCATCCAACGACATCAATTTATTTCGGGCCAAAGCAATTTTATCGATAATATCCTGCTCTGCAGCGAGTCGGATCAGTTCCTCCCTCTTTTTCGCATCTGTCTCCTGAGTGAGCATTTTTTCGAGCAGCTCCTTATTTTTCAGCTCTCGCATCTCAAAAGTATTATCGATATAATCCTGCTCCTCCTGCAGTATCTCATCACGGAACTGGCGGAGATCCTCAGCCGATTGCTTTGCCTTTTCGAGATCCTCAGCTCTGAAATCCGAATTTAATTTATCAATATCGGAATTCGCTTTTTTTGTTACCTCGACTTTTATATTGGAGATCTCTCCAGCGACCTGCTTTTCCTCTGCTGCCGACTGGGCGATGGCTTTCGAATTCTCCTCTCTGATCTTTGCGACCTGCTGAGATCCTGCTCCATATAAACGGACAGCCTCCTGCAGCTGCTTCTCTCCCTCTGCCGCTCTTGCTTTGTTTGCCTCCTGCAGAGTTTTAAACTGCTCATCGAGAGCCGAGATCTGTCTCTCTGCGCCGATCTTTATCTCCTTTACTTGCCGCTCTTGGTCGTCTTTAATATTTTTAATCTGCTCATCAATATATCGGGATCTCAGATCTGCCAATAAAGCGAGCGCATTTTTCTGAGCTGCCAGCTCGTCATTAATGAATTTAACTCGCTCCTGAGCTAATTTGTCGAGCGCTTGGTTATACTTCTCGACCGCTCTCTTTGCATCCTCGTCCGCTTTCCTCTTTGCCTCCTCGACTTTTTGCTGCTTCTCGAACTCCTCTTGTTGAGCTTTCATTTTCGCAGCGATGGCTTTTTGCTCCTCGTCAGATTTCGCCTTTATCGCATCCTCCTGAGCTTTCAATGCCGCCGTATTATCCTCTGTCGACTCTGTACTTTTGTCCGTAGCTGCTGCATAAGTAGCAATCGCACCGCCTGCAGCAATTAAGCCAGTAACAGCCAGACCTATCGGATTCGCTTTAACTGCTTTGTTAAATCCCTCTTGTACGAGTTTCGCAATTTTCAGAGCTGCAGAATAAGCAGTAATCGCTCCGTTATATATCCATTGTGCCGCTGCTGCTGCTGCCGATGCTATCCTCGCAAAGTTCATCGCTACCGTAAACGTACCTAATACAACAGCTGCCGCAGCTATTACTGGGGCGAACTGAGTCATTACTGATATAATGCCAGTAACCAATCCGATTAAAAATTGGATCGGTGAGAGGATCAGTCGGATCGTAGCGCCAAAGAGATCCAGCATCGAGATCGCTTGTCCTCCAGAGCTGAAAATACCGCCAATTGCAGCCACAAAATTATAAACTGCTTTGCCGAGATCATAGAACGCCATCCCGATCGGCTTCAAAGCATTAAACAAAGCGATTACTAAATTTATCAGCTGTCCAGTTAACGCATTTTTAAACTCCTTAAAGCTCGTTACGAGATCCTTAGTCTGTTTTGCGACTCTGATCTGGGAGGCGGCGAGCTCCTTATTAGATTCGAGCATCCGTTTATTATCCTCTGAGAGATCAGAGATCGCTCCTCCTGCCTCCTTAAATGCCGCAGGATACTCTTTAAGTTTATTAAGGTAATCGTTTGCATTCCCTCTTCCCTCGACCAGCGCTCCCTCAACTTTTCCGAGAGCTTCCTCAAAGCCGATGCCGAACTCTTTGCTTATTGCTTTCGCTGCTTCCGAGATTGTTTTGGCATCCGTATCGAACGTCTGGGCGAGAGCTGCAGTCTGAGCAGTTAACTCGTCGAGATTTTCTCCATACGCTCCGCTCGTCTGCATTACTATATCACGAGTCTCTTGTATTTTCTTATTGAATTCGTCCAGCTGCCCGATGGCTCTGTTTATACCAGATGCAGCCTGAAAAGCCAAAAATCCACCGATGAGAGCTTTCCCAAACGTGGTAATTCTGCCCTCGCTCGTCTTTAATTGTTCGCTAAACGCCTCAAAACCAGGTATTGCGGTATATAATGACCTCGTAATTTTCTGAAAAGTACGAGGATAATCGCCGACTGATCTCTGGAACTGCCCGACCTGACCGTCTACATTTTTTAGAGTCTTATCCAGCTGCTGGATCTCTTTTTGCATCTTATCGAGCTCCTCAGTCGTTTTCGATCCATCCAGAGCAGCATTTTTAAACTCCTTACGCAGTTTATTGAGCTGTGCGGACAAAGCATCATACGCACCGACAGCTTTTTCTGGGAGGAATGATTTATTAACGTCATCCTGCGCCTTTTTTAATGCTTTTTGTTGAGCAGTTAGCTCTCCCAGAGTTTTCGACAGCTCGTTGAATTCCTTTTTACCTGCTTCCGTTGTAATATCGAGAGCATTCATCGAGGTTTTCGTCTCCTTTATTGCCTCGTTTAGATCGTTTATCGAGTTTATTCCATCGATCTGAATAGTAAAACCTACGACAGTATTCGCCATTATTTTTATGTATTAACTTTGCCTATTAAAATAGTATTTTCGATATTATCCTCTGCATCGACCTCGATAAAATCGTACTTTAAATATGTTTTCGTGCTTGCTTTTTTTGCCACGTTGAACGTATTTATTTCCTCGAGGATATATCTGTCGTTCCCGATTATTATTTTGTCTCTGAACGTTAAATTTTGCAGCATTAAGATATCCCAGAGCAAAAAGATCTCGAGATACTTTCCAGATTGCAGCCTCATAAGTTCAGAGAGATAAAATCTCTGCATTAAACCGATGATATTATTGCCGTTTACTGTCTCATTCGCAAACGAGAGCGACATCTGATAACCATCCGTATCATTATAATCGACCATATAATTTAACGGAGCTGGATAAACTCCCACGCCTCCGCCATCGTAAACATTAAAATCGCCATTATTGCCGACTTTTTCAGATACCAATATTCTCGGGAGGAGCTGAGAGGGAGTCTCTGTACTCGTACTCGTCTCCAGATAATTAACCGCCCAGATAAAAGGAATCATCGGGATTTTCGTACTCGATGTTTCTCGGATCTCCTCATCTGCCAGAACTATAGTCGGAGCAAAAAACGGATTTTCGATTATTGTCTCTCCTTTTTTATATCTGGTTAATGGATACACGTATCTCGCCTCCAATATGCCGAGACTCTGGTTTTCGTTCATCGCCTCAACTGTCGGATCGTTGTTGTCCTCTTTCCATTTTAATCGATACGAATCTACTTGCTTAGTATCGTTCACGAGTTCGCCTCCCTTACTTAAATCGATGTATTGAGTTAAGTCCGTGCTGGAGTTATAAAATCCATCCTCGAGAGATCTGGAGTTCGGAAATCGGATCTCATTAAGGTATTTATCGGATGGCTCGATATATACTTTTCTCCCTCCCTCGTCCGTATCAAAACATAAATTAAATGCGTGAGCGATCCCTTTTATAAAGTCGATAGCTTTCCAGCTCTGGTCGATGATGTATGCAAAGTCGAGAGTAATTCCGTTGATAATCTCAGCCTCTCCAATGATATCGATATAATAATCTGCATCTGCGCCAGCGAATACTCCTCCAAACAAAAACGACAACACGTCGCCAGCATTCAACTGGATAACCTGCTCGAACTCGAATGAGATATCTGTAAGAGAAGAGATCGTCGGCTGCAGGAATATATTAAACGGCCCAAAATTTATTGTATAAGCAAAATCTGGCGCTCCGAGTCCAGTAATATTATATAAATCGACTCTGAATTTAAACAGAAAAAACCCAGTATAAGGAGCAGTATAATCGCCAGTACCGACATTATAAGGATTCGCTCCGATTGCTGGAAAAACTGTCTGATTCGTGCAAATTATTTGCGCTCCGACAAATGTATAAGGAACAGCCAGCTCGTAATAACTGGCATTCATATAGTCGATACTAAATTGCCCTGCGAGAGATTTACTCAAAATAGGGATCGGAACGATCAATCTTTTGCCGAAATCAGTATCAAAAAAATCGGACTCAATAGTATAACCTATCGAATTGAATGTTTTATTTAGGATATCAGCCACGAATAACGCTGGATGAGAGTCCTCCAAAGCATCGAGCTGCCCGAAAGTAGTATAATCCTTTAGCTTTAACGGCAAATATTTATAATCGTTTACTGGATACTCATACGCCCACGCCGATATATTATCCAGATAAGAATAAATATGCGCAGTAAAAGGCAGCTCGGAGATCCTGAGATCGCCGATACTGATTACCCAGTCCGCATTCGTGCCGTAAAATGCTACTTTGTAGCTCTCTCCAGTCCATAGATACGCATCCTGACGTAGTGTAACGCTCTGGAGCTGGCACTTTCCAATAAAGAACGGCAAGCCATCGACCTCGATGCTGGCATCTAAAAAAATTTGTTGATTATAGGATAACGTTCCTGCATCGTAGAATCGATTGAAAATATCATCGTTTTGTTTTGTTGCTGGCAGCTCAAATGCGTACTCAGATCTACTCCCAGTATTGACCGCAAGTCCGTCTCGACTTTTGATCGAGTAGGTTAACGGCAAATTTAAGCCGTTTTGCGGCAAATCGGCGACTTTATTATCAATGATGACAGTTATATTCGACATCCTATTTTAATTCGATTGTACGCTAATATAATTCGATTCTGCGAACTTAACTGCTACAGATAAAAGCTCGTCGCTCTCCTCCAGCTTTATCGAGCTGTCATCTATAACGACAGCAATCAGTCCGTCGCTCGTTTCCATATAAACCTCTGGAGATGTAAGCAGCTCGGCAATCCATTCGCCAGTCGCCAGATCGTAGAACGTACTCTCGACTTCATACTCCTTAACGGCTTCCGTTTGTATCTTGTATCGCCCTCTATCGTATGA